TAAAGATAACAATCGTGACTACTACATCATTGCACTAAACAAAACAACAGGAGAGTGTCACCTACAATCTCTCAAGTCACTTGAGAAACTAACATCAAACGGTAACAACTTACCATTTCAGATTAAATGGAAAGATAATGTGACACCAGTAACACGTACCCATAGACAAGCGTACGAATTTATAGTAGAATGTTACAAGGAATCAGTACGTAAAAAGATATCATCACATGATGGATTTGAAAACTTATGATCTAAGACTAGGTGATTGCCTAGAACTGATGAAAGAGATACCAGATGAGTCTATTGATTTTATCTGTTGTGATCCTCCATATGGTACAACATCTATTAAGTGGGATGAGATCCTAGACTTTAATTTGATGTGGGAACAGTATGGTCGTATCATAAAACCAAAAGGTATGATGGCATTGTTCGGTTCTCAACCCTTCTCTGCACAACTTATCTGTTCTAAATTAAAGTGGTTCAAGTATGAACTGATCTGGAATAAAAACAAATGTGGTTCGCCAGGTCTAGCAAAGTATAGACCCATGAAAACTCATGAGAATATATTATTATTTGCTAAGAATCCTGGCGGTACATATAATCCAATCATGGAAAAAGGAGAACCATTTAAACGACAGAGTAAGAATCCAGAAGGATATGTAAGTAAAAGGAATGATCATGGATATGGTCTCAAACCTGTAAAGGGTTTTGAAAATAAAGGCACAAGATATCCTAAGTCAATCCTCAACATATCAAGAGACTTCTCTGCACAACAACAAGTACATCCTACACAAAAACCAGTTCCTGTATTGGAGTGGTTGATAACAACATTTTCTAATGAAGGTGATACTGTATTAGACAACTGCATGGGGTCTGGTTCTACAGGTGTCGCAGCAGTCAAACTTAACAGAAAGTTTATAGGTATTGACACTGATGAAAAATATGTTACAATAAGTAGAGAACGTATCGAATCTATCCCAATTGATATAACAAAATGGCAAAAGGAAAAAAAGAACCAATTAACGTAACACCACCTCCTGCTCCTCAGTTTCTTGTGAAGTCTGAAAGAGTAAAAGTAATTGTAATGTTCAATGGTGACAACGTTATATGCGATTTACAAGAAGCAGTAGATAAAGATTCTGGTGCTAGACAGGCATACATTATGAACTACCCATACAAAGTAGAGTATGATCAACCTAAACTTGATACTACTGGTATAGTAACTGACCCAGAGGTAAAGGTACATTATCAACCATGGTGTCCTCTATCACCTGAGACAAAAATAGCATTGAATCACAATATGGTTGTTACTATTATAGAACCAGTTCCTAGTCTTAGAGATACATACATCAGTAATGTACAAAAGATGGGTGGTAGCGTAGGATGAGTATAAAGATTTTATTACTAAAGTCTAACGAAGAAATCATTACCGAAGCAAAAGAGATAGCAAATCCTGATAGTCCAACAGCAATAGGATATCACTTGCATAAACCCTTTCGTCTAGAGATTGTCTCTGATGAAGGGGAACTTATTTTTAATAGAGAAAAGGGATATCAATTATCGTGGTTTCCATGGGCACCTCTGAGTAAAGATAAAGATTTCTTTCTTCCTGCAGATCATGTGATTACAGCATACGATCCTCTGGATAGTATTATGGATCAATACATACAAGCGATCAAAGAAGATACTTATGATGAGAACTTCAAGAAACATGAAGATGTCATTGCGGGTGTTACTGATGATGATTTAGATATGGAACAAATATTTAAAGACGCAGAAAAAATACTAGACGATGAGGAGACTTAGACTCTACGATACAGATTCTAATGTTGTTTATAAATTTACAACCGATCAAAAATTTCATGGTAGCAAACGTATCCAAATAGAAGGTGCTGTTACTATAGAAAAATGTTTAGTTGATTACCCTGCACTCATNAATGGTAAGATTGGTGTTGTAACAATGCACCAACCAATTAAAACACCATTGTATAGTTTAGATTTTATACCTCAACCATTCCCACTAACACTAGGGGTTGGAACTCATGAGTTTGAGCACCTTATGTTTAACGGTCCTACTATTTTTAAAGTAGCAGTTGACAAATACAAACCTAAGATGTATATTGGTAATCTAATCACTAAAGAATTAGTCCCAGAGTTGCACACTATTTCTCCTGTATATAATTACAAGAAAAAAGATAACAATATTTGGAATGAACAAGATCTACACAAACTAGAAACATTATGCAAATCGCTTTGATAATTCTTAAGAGTGGTATTGAACTTATCACTATGGCAGAACAACTAGAAGAAGAACCCAGTTGCCATATGCAAGATCCATACCTCATTAAAGAAGATGGAACCTTGGAACCTTGGCCACGTTATACAACTGATACAGATATCTTGCTTTATTCAGAAACTATTGCTACAATAGTTACACCAACAGCAGAACTAAAGAAGAAGTACGAGATAGTTACTAAATGAGTTTTTACACCAACGTTCAACTAGTTGGAGATAACATAAACTACCTTGGATATGAAGATGGTAAACGTATTCAACGTAAGTTTAAGTTNTCGCCAACTCTTTTTGTCGTTACCAATAAAAAAACTAATCACAAAACACTTGATGGTAGGTATGCAAAACCAGTAAGGTTTGAGTCTGTAAAAGAAGCACGTAATTTTGTAGAACAATACAAAGAAGTTCCTAACTTTGAGGTACATGGATATGACAGATATTTGTATCAGTTTATATCTCAAGAGTTTCCTAATGAAGTTGATTATGACTTCAAGAAATTAAATATTATGTCACTCGATATTGAGGTGGCATGTGAAAATGGATTTCCTAATGTAAAAGAGTGTGCTGAGGAGATGCTCAGTATCACAGTGCAGGATTATCAAACCAGAAAACTTAAGGTATTTGGTACTAGACCATATAAGAATACACGTGACGATGTAGAATTTATTTTATGTGATGGAGAGACACATTTACTCCGTTGTTTCCTAGACTATTGGATACAAAACTTTCCTGACATTCTTACAGGATGGAATGTAGATGGGTATGACGTACCATATATTTGTGGTCGTCTTGAGAGATTGTTTGGTGAGAAAGAAATGAGGTTAATGTCACCATGGGGTCATGTAAAAAGAGAAGAGATAGAAGTAAAAGGACGCGAACAAATATTCTACAGAATGTCAGGGATCAATGTCATTGATTATCTTGACTTGTATAAGAAATTTACCTATACTAATCAAGAATCTTATCGTCTAGATCACATTGCAAATGTAGAACTAGGTCAGACTAAAGTTGCCCATGATGAGTTTGATAATTTCAAACAATTCTATACACAAGATTGGCAAAAGTTTATTGACTANAACATCGTCGACGTGGAACTAGTCTCAAGACTAGAGGAAAAGATGAAGTTAATAGAACTTGCTGTTGCTCTAGCATATGATGCTAAGGTTAATATGCAAGATGTATATTATCAGGTAAGAATGTGGGACACACTGATCTACAATTTCCTTAAAGATAAAGGTATTGTTGTTCCACCAGGCAAAAGATCAGACAAAGATGACAAATATGCAGGAGCTTATGTCAAGGAACCGATACCAGGAAAGTATGATTGGGTGGTCAGTTTTGATCTCAATAGTCTGTACCCTCATCTTATTATGCAATATAATATTTCCCCAGAAACCCTCGTTGAAACAAGGCATCCATCCGCTACAGTTAATAAACTCCTCTCGCAGACAGTAGATGTTCCAAAGGAGTATGCGTTGTGTGCTAATGGTGCAATGTATCGTAAGGATATACATGGATTCTTACCAGAGATGATGAAGAAAATATACGATGAACGTGTGCAATCTAAGAAACTCATGATTCTGGCAAAGCAAGAGTATCAAAAGACACCTACTAAAGAACTAGAGAAGAGTATCAGTAAGTATAACAACATACAAATGGCACGTAAGATTCAATTGAACAGTGCTTATGGTGCTATTGGCAATCAGTATTTTAGATACTATAATATTATTAATGCTGAAGCAATCACTCTATCGGGTCAGGTATCTATCCGATGGATAGAACACAAAATGAATGCCTACCTAAACAAAATTTTAAAAACGGAGAAACAAGATTATGTTATTGCTAGTGATACTGATAGTATCTACCTCAATCTGGGTCCTTTGGTCGAGACTGTATACAAGGGGAGAGAGACAACTGATAAGAGCATCGTCTCTTTCCTTAATAAGGTGTGTGAAGTGGAACTTGAAAAATATATTACTAGTTCTTATGAAGCGTTGGCCACATATGTAAATGCATACGAACAGAAGATGGTAATGAAACGTGAGAACATTGCTTCTTCTGGTATCTGGACTGCAAAGAAAAGATACATGCTCAATGTATGGGATAGTGAAGGTGTAAGATACGATGAACCCAAACTGAAGATGATGGGTATTGAAGCAGTCAAGTCATCAACTCCTGCACCATGTAGAACTGCTATTAAAGATGCCATAAATATCATGATGAATGGAACAGAGAAAGATCTGTTAGATTTTGTAAGCACTTTTAGAAATAAGTTTGATACTTTACCACCAGAAGACATTGCATTTCCGAGGTCAGTTAATGGACTACGCAAATACAAGGCGTCATCAACCGTGTATTCAAAGGGAACCCCTTTACATGTTCGTGGAACTTTGCTTTATAATTTTCACATCTCAAAAAATAAACTTGAATACAAATATCCACTCGTACAAGAAGGTGAGAAAATAAAATATCTACACCTCAGACGCCCTAATAAAATTAACGAAAACGTTATATCTTTCCTCAATACATTTCCTAGAGAGATTGGACTTGAAGGACAGATAGATCGTGATACCCAATTTGAAAAATCTTTCCTACTACCTTTACAAATCATCACTTCTGTGATAGGATGGGAAACAGAGAGAAAAGCTAATCTAGATTTCTTATTTGCATGACATCATCATTTTTAAAAAACATTGTCAAAGAGATTGACAATGACTACGCAGGACTACTATCAGAAGGTGGCGTAGGTGACATTGAATCTTACATTGATACAGGATCATATATCTTTAACGCATTACTTAGTGGATCTATACACAAAGGTATTGCTAGTAATAAAATTACTGCACTAGCAGGAGAAAGTGGTACAGGTAAAACATTTTTTTGTTTAGGTGTAGTTCAAAATTATTTGCGTGACAACCCTGATGCGGGTGTTGTTTACTTTGAGAGTGAAGCAGCAGTCACTAAACAAATGATTGATGAACGTGGTATAGATGGCACACGTATGATACTTGTTCCTGTCACTACAGTTCAAGAATTTAGAACTAACGCTATACAAATTTTAGATAAATATCTAGAACAGAAGACAGAAGATCGCAAACCTATGATGTTTGTGTTAGACTCTTTGGGAATGTTATC